CCGCCATACCCGGCAGGCTGTCGGAAATGTACTGAGCCTCCTCCACGAACCGAGAGAACAGCAATATGCCCCGACGATTCACCCGAAGCAGTCGCCGAACGATATTCAGCACTCCGTCGTTGAAGCTCACGCGCCTATACTCGCGCTGCACGGAGTCGTCCGTATAGTCGGCCCCGGTCGAATTCCTGCGCAACCGGTTCAGATCGATCAGCGGGATGCGGTAGTAGTTCAGCTTGGCCAGATACCCCTGCCCGAACAGATAGCCGATCTGCACGAAGAACAGAAGGCGCGAGAAGACGCGCGGGCTGGTATTCGTGATAAAGCGCAGGACCGCGCCGTTTCGCGTCGAATACAGGCGGTACGGCGTAGCCGTCAGGCCGATGATCTTACACCGGATCGCCTTGAAGAAGTCGCGGTACATTCCCTCCTTCGGATTGACCAAATGGCACTCGTCCACGATCACATACCGGAAGTGCGAGAACTCCTCGACGTGGTTCTTCACGCTGCCGATAGTAGCAAAGGTGATACGGGAGATAGCCTTGCTATTGCAGGAGGCCGAGTAGACCGCGCATTCGAGGATGTCGTATGCGCAGAGCTTCGCGTAGTTCTGCTCCAGTATCTCCTTGCTCGGCTGGAACACCAGCACCGGAGCGCCGAGCCGAGCGGCGATGTCGGCAATGACCAGACTCTTGCCGCTGCCCGTCGGAAGAACCATAATACCGTTGGCCGTTGTGGTACGGTCCTTGAAATACCGCACCGCTACGTCGGCGGCCTGTTGCTGATATGGACGAAGCCGATACATGGTCTATTCTTCCTCAAGCGTTTCGTCGCTATCGTCGCCGATCTCCGAGTCGTCCTCGAAATCGGCACTCTCGCCGTCGCCTTCGGCCATATCCTCGTCCAGAAGATTCTCTTGCTCCTTCTTGCGGAAGTCGAAGCCGAACATATCGAAAAGAGCCTGCGCGTTCTTGTCCTGCATGTTGAACAATTCGCGGCGCTCCCACTCGGGAATCAGGCACACGTCGGCCAGCTTGAACTGTCCGTTCGCCCATGTGTAGTACAGGTAATGGTTATCCACCGCGATCCGGTACGTCGTATCCTGCGGCAAATCGATCTCCTTGCTGCCGGCCTTGACCTCTTTAACCAGATTATCGATGCGGGTCAGGGTTGCCTGAAGGCGTTCCTTCGCGTCCTTGACGCGCTGTTTGGCCTCCGCCTCGATCTTCACGAGCTCCGTCTCGTGCTTGATCTTGTCGCCCTCCATCAGCTCCGCGTAATTATTGCGCATCGTCTGCTTCTCGTAAGCGTCGAGAAAGCGGACGACCTTCGGCCCGGCATTCAGCGCGACGAACTTGTCGGCCAACAGCTTCTCGATCTCTGCCAGCGAGTCGGCTCCCTCGAAAAGCACTTTAGGAAAGCGATCCGCCGCTTTCGGCAGATTGAACTTGATCTCGTCCGGAATGTAGTTAGATAAGTCTTTCATGTTTTACGATTTAGATTTGGTTGTCGTACTGATGTTCGAATTGATCCCAATACCGGTCTTCCGGGTTCGGAAGCTCGATCCCGAGCTCCGACGAAGCGAAGGCCCGGATGTGTTCGAGGTACTGAGTGAACCGGAGCGAATCGAGAGCGGAGGTGGACACGGGACGGTACAGGGTCGTACCCCAGAGCGTTTTCGTATCGACCCCCAAAAACTTCTGCTTGAAATACTCGTGCAGATCGTCCTTGTCCTGCCCCGTCTCGTCGCTGATGCACTTGATCCAGAGCCACAGCAGGCGGTTCTGATCGACCGACCGCCGCTCGCGGTGGCGCACGACGGTCACATCGTAAGCCTTGCCCTCCGGAAGCCGGTCGAGATAAGCCATGACGGCCTGTTTGTCCCGCGCTTTTTCGACTCTGAATTTCATAGCGCCCGGTTTCAGAAGGGAAGATCGTCCGGATTATCGGCCGGGGGAACCGTATAGCCTCCCGAATATTGGCTATCCGCCCGGGTGGCGGTCCCCTGATTGCCGTAAGGAGCTTGGCCGGCCGCCGGGTAAGGTTGGCCGGCGTACCCCTGCGGAGCCGTTGCCGGACCCTGCTGTCCGTAACCGGTCGGGCCGGCCCCCTGACGGCTATAACCCTGCGGAGCCTGATTCGGGTCCCGCTCGTCGAACAACTGCACCCAGCCGTCCCATCCGCCCGCAGGGATCGTGTCGAACTTGATGCTGATACCGCCCCGGTCGCTGTGGAATGCCTTGCCGACAGTCACCCAGCGAGTCTTCTCCTGCCCGGCGTTGTCCGTGTATTTCGTACCGAAACACACGTTCTGTCGCTTTAATACTGCCATAATTATGCGTTATTGAAAATCTTCTTGTCGGTAATCTTATCCCGGCGCGCTTCGAGAAACTCGATGAAACGTTCGCAATGTTCCCGAAGCCGCTGCCGGCTATCATCGTAGTGGAAGTCGTACCACTCCTGATAGGTATTCCGGAAATCGGTTACCGTGTACTCGAATCCCCGGATGCGGCAGCCCATTTGGCCGAGGCAGAACGGATAAACGTCCTTCTGCCAAGCCATGCGGAACTTGCCGAACTCGTAGCGACTCGTCGTCTTGATGTCGAAAACCGTATCCTGAATCAGTTCGTCGATGTAACCGTAGAGCTCCACGTCGCCGTACTGCGTTTCGAGCGTACCCGAGCAGAAGACCTGCGAAGCCGCTCCCCGGAAATAATCGACGAACTCCTGCACGATCTTCACCGGGAAATCAAAAATATAGGCCGTGCCCATACGCGACTTATGATCGATGCGGATCAGTTCGGTCCCCGCCTTGTCGGTCGCGTTGCTTGAGATTGTCATCATGCCGGCAAGAGCGGCATCGACCAGATTATTGAAGCATGTCCCGCGCTCGGCCGCCTCGCTCTCGGACGGCACGCGGTTGATCGCGTCGAGAAGTCCCCGTTCGATCTCCGCCTCCACGTCGGAAGGGGTCTTATCGGCATTCCACGGCTTCTCGATAGCGGCATCGATGTACCGATACTCGTTGAAACGGTCGAGAAGCGACGGATATATCCTGTATTTAGGCGGCCGGCTCATACTTCCCTGTCTCTTTGTTGAACCGGCAAGAGAGCGCGGCGGCTTTCGCCACGAGCTTGCGCGACGCCTGAATCTTCGAGTCCCAGATCGTCTCGAAGTCCCGCAACCGGGACGTCGCATCGTTCAGGCTGTCGCAATCGGTAATAGCCTCGACATTCCGGTCGATCAGCGCGATCAGGTCGTTATACTTCCTAACTTCCTCCTTGTGCTTTTCGAGATTCTCTTGGTAAGACTTGAAGATGTTCGTCAGCAAATCGTTCGGAGCGATGACGGTCCCGTTCTCGTCGATCAGCCTCGGAATGTTGATGACGCTGGGAAGATTGCACGTATTCTTGCCGTAGAACTTCTCGCACGGGTCGAACGAGATCGTCCGCTGCTTGCCGATGGCCTGAACGTATCCCACCAGGTCCAGCTCCTTAATCAGGTCCCCGGCCGACGAGCCTCCGATCTCCGGCCGGATGATTTTCTGGTCGCCCTCCTTTTCCTCGCGCTCGTGGGCGACGAAAACAATGTGCTTGCCCATGATCGAGATCGCTTTAAGGACCCGGATAAACTCGGCCTTGCGCGCTCCGTAGCCTTTCAGGGACAGGCTGCCGTCCCGTTGGCCCAGCTTCGGGTCGTTTTGGATCAGCCACGCCCCCATGTAGTCGAGCATCTTGCCCGCCGTGTCGATCACGATAGTCTTGAAAGGGGCGAGCTCTCCGCTTTGCATCACTTCGAGAAAATCGTTGTAGGAGCTTACCTGAAGCGTGGGGGTTTGGTGCGCGACATTGACGCGGTGAACGCCGTTGTCGAAGTCCAGAAGTACCGGATAAGGCGCAGAAAGCGCGTCGGTCGTCTTACCGATGCCCGGCTGTCCGTACAGCAGGGCTTTGATCGTGGTCTGAACCTGAAGCTCAGACGGCTTTTTAATCAATCCCATAATCGTATCGTTTTAAAAAAGTTGTGTATCTTTGTCCGGTCGGACGGAGTCGGACAACTACCGGCCGGCTTTTAATCAATCCCAAGCTCCCGATATCACCCGTCGGGGGCTTTTTCTTTTCAAGAACTATTCTTTGTCCCGCACGCACCGCACGCTGAAGCCGAAAGCGCGACTACCGCTGTCCATCGGGCTGACGTTGCCCGAGTAGAAGTAGAGGTTGACCGCGTAGTAGCTGCTTCCGTAGCCCGGCGACGAGGACCAATAGTAGCCGCTGGTACTCGTACCGATCATCTTTGTGCGATAGCCGAGGCCCTTAGAAGAGCTGAGGCCCGCAATAGGTAGGAATAGCGAGCCATTGTGGTCCGAGTCGTGGTTGCCCCCGAACCAACGGCCCTTGAGCTCATCGTCCCAAGTCGAGCCGAGATCACATAATGCCACCCATTCCTCCCGGGTCGGCAGGCGCTTTCCAACGGACCTCGCAGCCTCCATCGCCTCATGCCATGTGTAGTAATGATGGCCGTCCTTCTCGTAACCGCCGATTGTCAGGTTGTCACGGTCCCACAACAGGCCGCAGAGTTCGATTTCGTTTTTTATCATTTTCATTCAGAATTAGTCAGTCACAAATCCAGTTTCGGATGATCGAAAGTCCCCATTCTCGACCCTTTGGCGGGCAGGGGCGATCCGTAATAGTATGTCTTGTATTTCGCCACCGTCCGGCCGCTGTCGTCCTTGCGGATATTCCAGTAGGATTCGATAGGCATACCCTTCTTGATTAAACGGGATATGACCTTGCGGGAATCGCTCGTTTGCCCGAGGCGGTTCGCCTGTGCTGTCGTCATGCGAATGCCGGCCAGAAAGGCCGCCTTGATTCTTTCCTGTGGTCCGTATGGCTGTGAATGTGACATAAGCTCGATTTCTTAAAAACCCTCCGGGGCCGTCGCGGATGCGGAGGGGGTGAGAGCCTTAGGGCTCTCTACTAACTAATCAAACCCAAACTTTTGGCTGTCCCTTTTCGGTCGGGCAGCGGACCGTCAGTCTATTTGCAGGTTCTTTCTCAGGTACTCGTTCACTACCCGCTTAAGTTGCGCATCGGAGCAGTCGTTGGTGATCCGCTCGCCCCCGCCGACATAGGTGACGAGCCGGGCGAAGCTCACCCCGTAGCCCCATACGTCCTCTTCGTCGCCCCCGTCAGCGCGATTATAACTTATGGCATAGAACTCGACGCTCGCGTCCAGTCCGTGGCCGATCACCTCGATGCCGCCCCGGCGTTCGTCTATGTCTTCAGGGCATTCGCCCTTTGCTCGGGGCTGTTTAGAGACGGTATCGTCGATATGCTCTCGGATTCGTTCGGCCACGAATCGCATTTGGGCCGGGGTGATGTGCAGAATCTGCTGCATTCGGTTCTCAGCCTCGCTTAGCATGTAACACGTATTCTTGTCGGGCATCTCCGTGCCTATACGGCTCGGGTATTCGGTATATGTATTTACTGCCTGCATTATTTCAGATTTAAAGGTTGGCAAACGATGTCCTCGGCCAAGATGAAATACTTCGGCCAGCGCTCTTTGATACGTGCGCAAGCCATGCCGATAGCTTCCTCGCGGGAAGTTGCGAGGAACGGATGAGAGCAATGAAGGTTCGCTACGCAAATGTCTATTCGCTTCGCGTAGATCGATACCTGATAGTAACGTTTGGTAGAATGTGCCTGAACAGGCTTAGAGAAAGCGCTATTACGGGCGCTAACCGTAGCGATGGATGCACCTTGTGCACCTGCGCTAACTTTTTCGCTGTCTCGCATTTTCAGATCAAAAGTTAGTTGCGTATGTACAAAAAGAAGACGTGCCCCCTTTTGTTTGCGAGACAGCGACCACCTAAAAGGTAGGATCACAGGGACACGCCTATTGGTCGTGTAAAATATGTTCTTAGCGATTCGGTTATCGCTGTCTCGCATTACAAATATGGGCAAAGTTTCTGACTTCACCAAATTTGCACGCATATATTTTTCACAAACCGCTGTCATTTTTCTTAATCTTTGAAATCGAGGGCCGAGTAGGAGTCGAACCTACCTTCCCGGGCCGGCCCTTTGGAGCTTTCACTCCTATTTGCTTGCTTGGTCTATTAATGTTTGCTCGCTGGCGGAGCCTTTCGGATACTGTTCTGCCAGCTTGAGCAGGGCTATACGCTCTTTGTTTTTCTGGGCCTCGCTTTGCGGACCGTCGTGTAATTGAATCTCGTCGTTCATGGCTTTTTTGTCTTTATATTCTCGAATCGCGCTGTAGCCGAACACGGCCAGAAAAAGCGCGGGAAACGTCATCATTATCATGCCTCGTCGTTTTGCAGGCTCTGCCGAACCATTATTTTGGCTCGCCTTTCGGCCTCGATCAGCGATAGAATTTCGTGACGGCTGTACATGATTGGTGAGTTCTTGCACTTCCCCTTTCGCCGTCGGCTTAACAGCCCCTTGCTTTCGCGCTCTTTCAGCCATGAAAGGGTAACTCCAAATTCATCCATAGCCTGCCGTTGCGATATTTCATCCTTCGTCGGATTGACATTCTTGATGGCGGCTTGCGCGATCAGATCGGTAAGGGACATTATTTCGCTTTTCATGTCCATCAGCTCGACCAGAGAGCCTTTGTACAAACTCTTCATTCTCGTCGATACTGGTTCTGTCGGTTGGTTTTTCATGGCTTGAACTGGGCTAAGGCTACAAAAAGGACACGGAGCAGCGGGGCGAGCTTTTCAAGATCGTCCAAAGAGAGTGATTGTAAGCGGATTGCGATCTCTCGGTCTGAGAGATTAAGGATAGATTCAGTCTGTTGTGCAGACTGTGCAGCAGTATCAACGCCTTGCGCTGAAATACCACTTTTGTCCACGTTTGCCATTGTGAGAAACAAAAGTTAGTTAATGTATGTACACAAAAGAAGCGAGGCTCCTTGTGTTTTGGCAAACGTGCAATATCGCAACAAGTACGATAATGTCTCAGGAACCCCGCTGTAATGCGGTTCAGTATGTATCGAATTTTGTTGCTTATTGCAACGTTTGCCGATACAAATGTACACAAAGTTTTGAACTTTGCAAAAAGATTTTGCAATCTCTCGATCTGAGAGATTAAGGATAGATTCAGCCTGTTTCGTAGACTGTACGTCTGCACACGACGCACTTTGCGTCGGCTGCAAATTTTTGACACCGTTTGCCATTTGTAGGTCAAAAATTTGGTTAATGTATAGGTATAAAAAGAGGGCGCAGCCTCTTTGTTTTGGCAAACGGTCACGACTACACGAGGTAGAAGTGCTACGAGACTACGCCCAAATTGCTTTGAGCTACTTACTAATATGTCTTGTGTAGTCGTGTAGTTACGACCGTTTGCCACTACAACATTAGTAATTTCTGCTGAAATAACCAAGCACTTTTTGATATTTATTATTTCGACTACCATTTCTATCGAGATTTTGCCTGATTATCTTATTGCTTCTCAACCATCAACGAGGCATACACATTGATTCCGCCATCGATAGTCGGCTCGATGTCGAATTTTATCAGTTCATCGGCATTCTCCTTAATGCCAAGCATGATAGACCGGACACACCATTCTTTTTCCTCATCAATTTTTGCATCCAGAACTCCTGCGTGCTTAAAAACCTGAACCTGCGAAGCGTCAATGTGCTTCCCAATCGCAACTTTTCTTCTATTATCGATCTTTTCCATAATGATGATGATCTTTAGGAGTGTGGGCCGGAATCGAACCGGCAACCGTAGCTATCGGCTTTACTTTTTGACTTCGGTTACATCCTGCGAGGGGCTTTAACGAAGGCTGACCCCTCCCGTGCTTCGTATTGCGTATTTGTCCATCAAAAAGTAGTGTCTTCCTATTTCACCACCACACTCACCTTTTACTACTCTTTTTTGATCCGCAGCTTCTCGACTGAAACGCCCAACTTCTCTGCAACCTCCGCCATCGATACCTCTACAGAGTCATCGGATTCCGGGGTAGGTTCGGCGACGAGACGGCCGCCATCGTTATATATCTCATCGCAGGTGAACGGTCCTTCAGCGAGTCCGTCATTATTTTTGAGGATAACAACCTCTCCGCTACGGAAGATGACTTCGAAGACATCACGACCTTTCGTAATTTTATCCCCTACCTGCCAGTCTTTGTATTCCTCGATTTCCTCAGCAGTCATGAGCAAAGCGAAATCGGAAACATTGTAAATCTTGAGGTCTTCGTCAAAACCGGAGTCAACAGAATAGCTGTATTTATAGCCAAGTTTATTTCTCGCTCTACATCCGTCTATTTCATTCTGGCACAAAAACACATACCCGTGCTCCACTTGGATTTTACCTTCAACAGGTTTCCCATGTAATTTACAGCGAAACCGTCTCCCGCTATAATTCAGTAAATTTTTCATCATAGTCTTTTTTATTGGTTCAATACTTTCAATCAGACGCAGAAAACCCTCCGACATTTGGTCTATGATACTTCTAATATCTTCCGACTCGAGCGCCGAGTGTTTGCATGTTTTCTTGGTCGCTTGGCGTTCCTGCCGCCATTGCCACAGAGTTTTCATAGCTTATCCCGATATTGAATTGTAAACTCTGCCAGCGAGTGTACCCCTGCTTTACGAAAAGCGTCGCGTTTGGTTGTGCGTACCGTCTCTGGCGATATGTAAAGTGCGTCCGCGATCTCCTCGTCTCTCATCCCTTCCATGTAGAGTTTCATCACCTCTTTCTGTCGCTCGCTCAAATGAGTATCGAACTCCGGATTGCATACGACTTCCACATATTTGCATTCCCCTTTGATCGGGCAGCTAACCTCTTCGAAAGTGAATCGCCCCACCCCGTCAATATCCTGCTTATTATCTAACCGCCCGAAATTGCATCGAATGAACCTATGGCATATCAAGAACCGATAGTAGTTAACGTTCGGCTGACTCTTGCGATAAATTTCGGACAGCGCCTTGAACGCCTTCGGGTACTCTGTCTCGATCCGGGCAAACAGTGCTCCGGTCATGGCTTTGTCCTCCAGCCTATAGGAGTGGACTCCTTCGGCATCTCGCACCATTACCCCGCCCTCAGGATCGTTGAAAAACTCTATATTGCGAAGCGTTTGCATTTAGGTATCAATATCGATTCAACCATTCGAATTCTGTTCCCACCCAATATTTACCGTTCGCACACTTGTATGCTCGATAAAACCGAGCATCAGTACCGAGTGTTGCGATATATTGCTCTGCTGCGCAACGTGTTTTAAAAAATCTTTGAATGCGTTTCATATCTAATCAACTACTCGTAAAATTCCACAGGAAAAAGGTTGTCGGCGGTATAGCTACTATTGCCCGAGTGACGACGGATGATATTCGCCAGTTGACGTCGCTGGAGAATGTTCGGGCGAATGCTGCCACTTCTATACCGCCACAATGTCGCATCGCTCAGAATGCCGATAGACGATTTCAGTTTATCGAATAACAGCCTACGTTCCGTCGAATCGGTAATGCTTTGGATATACTCCTCAAAGGGTAAAACCCGCACCACAGCTATGTTTTGACTTGGCTTTTCGGTGCTTAATCGTATATTTGTCATTGCAACATTTGTTTTACAATGCAAATATAGAAAATATATTTTCGCAAACCAAAAGAAATCGAAAATTAAATGTC